GCTACTTTGCGTAGCTTGCCCGGTAGTGCTTCTTGCGCTAGCTCTTGCTCGGCCACTCGGTCGGGTACCAAATCTATCCCGTACGGAGCTCCGGCCAATGGCATATGTCACGCAGTCTAGGTCATTCCAGATAAAAGGGATGACTTACCGGAATAGTTATTCCGGAGTTGGTGACCCGATGAATTGCGCGGGTATCTTCCCAGCTGAACTGGTGCCACTGCCAACACAGACCACTACCGGCTTTCGTTCCGGCAAGTCTGCGGCGGGTCTTGAAGACGAGGACGACCTTACCTCGACCGGCTCAACGAACGCGGGTACGTACTCGCGTCTGAAGAGAGAATCCGATCATGGGTCTGAGTCAACCTCGTTTGATAATGGCCACACCTTTGACTCCAGAAAAGAGGAGGTCGTGGGGTTTACTACCCTCACGACAAAAGGTAGGGCGGGTGAGCAATATGAGGGGTATACATTTTCCGGACCTTGTATCCCGGATCCCTTCATATCACCCTGGTCGCCGGTCGGTTACCCGCAAGGCTCACCTAAGGTGGTAAATACCACCTGGTGGGAGAAGCGAGCAATCGAGCGAACGATCCCGACTTCGCCGGTGGCGAACCTCTCTCAAGGGGTCGCTGAGATCATCAGGGAAGGAATTCCCAAGATGGTCGGTCACACACTCACCCACGGCAAGGATAACCTCCGCAAAGCAATAGGAGGCGAATTCCTCAACTGGGAGTTTGGGTGGAAGCCGATCATTGGTGACCTAAAAGCGATCGCGCGAGTTGTGATTGAGCATGATGAATTGCTCAACCAGCTCGAGAGGAACAGCGGACGAAATGTCCGCCGTCGTCATAAGTTCGAGCCGCTAATCGACGTAACGTCAAATCAGCAAACGGTTTCTGCGCTTCTTTATGCGCAGGGGCTGGGGCCTGTGATGGCAAACGCGGTTAGTCATGGAGGAACCAAACTCACCCAGGTCGATCGTCGTGAGACGAACATCTGGTACAGCGGTGCGTATACTTACTACCTGCAGCCTCGCTCGAAAGAGAAGAAGGCTCAGGCAGATCGCATCGCCGCGCAGGCTCAATACCTGCTCGGCCTCGACTTAACAGCCGAGGTAGTATGGGAATTGGCTCCTTGGAGCTGGCTGTCCGATTGGTACGCCAACATTGGTACGAACTTGACCAATGCGTCGCGTTTTCAGGAGGACAGCCTTGTGCAACGTTATGGGTACCTGATGGTGAAGACCATCACGGAAAGTACCCGCGTTGTGACGGGCGCGGCCACATGGGCTACGCCGATACCTTCTGCCTCGCTGACCACTAGAACAACGGTCATGTCCAGAAAGAAGGCGACACCGTACGGTTTTGCCTTGAATCCGACCAGCTTTACCGGTCGGCAATGGGCGATCCTGGGGGCTCTCGGTTTGACTAAGAGTCCCACATCTCTGCGAGGCGAGTAATTACGCTTCGGCTAGATGAGTAGCTCCCTCACAATCCGTGGGGGGGATCCACACCAAGTCAAGGACTTCCGCATGGCTATCACTGATCCACAGACTCTCACAATCAACGCGATTGCGATTCCTCTTCCGAGGGTCGCTCAGGGCGTGGATACCGGAGCTTTTAGTAGCTCCGACAACCTCGTCCGCCTGGTCGTGTCCAACTCCTACGGGAAGCGGACGCGCCGGATCGCGCGGGTCAACCACCGCAAGGTGGCTGCTGACCCATTCGCTACTGGTATTAACCAGGAGTACACCATGTCGGCGTACGTCGTTTTCGACGTGCCTCGCGTGGGGTACACCATCGTGGAGCAGAAGCAGGTCATCGATGGACTGATGGCCTGGCTGACCGCTTCCAGTGGTGCGAAGATCACCCAGATTCTGGGTGGTGAGAGCTAAGAGGGAGGATCTTTTCTTCCTCTTAGGGAGTGGTGGGGCATGGACTTTCCGGGGTTTCTAGACCGGAGGGACAAGTGTCCTCACCCTTCCCACTTATTATAAAGTGATAGCTCGCTAGGGATTCTGCGACCCCCAATATTAATGGAGGGCAGATGAAAAGCCTAAACGAGTTCTTGCGACACGTACTCGATGACTTGGGTACGTGGTGTTGCACTAGCACCGACCAGGACTATAATACTGTTCTGGCTCGGATGGAACATGAGGGGTTGTCGTTTCTTACGATAGCCCTCCCTGCTTTCGCCAAGGCTTTTGAACAAAGCCTAGACGAGGGACAGGTGGTTCAGGAGCTCTTTGCCTTTTCCGGCAAGAGGTCCGGAACCCCAAAGTTTCTTTCGGGGTTCTTTGAGCTTGTGTTCGATTCGAAGACAGGTCGCCTACTCGACGAACCGTCAGTGACGGCCATCTGGGCCATACGTCAGTTCACACTGATGTGGGCCAAGATAGCTCTTCCGTGTACATCCGCTCGGGAGAGTGCCGCAATGGCACAGTATGTCGAGACAGAGAGGTACGTACGTGATAACCACGACAGCATCGACCCGGAAGTTATGGGTCGTTTTGCTCGCCTTGGTCGTCTGCTTTGGAGCGGTGTTTTCAGCCGGGTGGATTATCAAATCCACGAAGGCACCATCGTCCCAAAGCACGGTCCCGGAGCCACTGCCGAGTCCACCCGCGGAAACGCGAAGTGGGCCCAAAGGGAGTGGACCAGTAGGCTGGACGAAGTGTTCCCTCATTGGGAGTATCTTACAACCAGCCTCTGGGACTTCGGGAATCTTGACGACGTGCGGATCCTCGAGCCCGGCGCCGAGCGACCCGTCAGGGTCATATCGGTGCCTAAAACCCTCAAGACTCCACGGATCATCTCAATCGAGCCAGTTGCAATGCAATACATGCAACAGGGGATATTGGGTGCTCTCCAGAGGGAACTCCAAGCAGACGACTTCGCTTGGAGCCTTATCGGATGGACAAGCGAGGTGCCTAATAAGCATCTTGCTAGGCAGGGCTCTAGGAATGGAGCCTATGCCACTCTTGATCTCAAAGAGGCCTCCGATAGAGTCGCGAATCAGCATGTACGAGTCTTGCTGGCAGATCATCCCTGGTTACAAAAGGGAGTCGCTGCAGCTCGATCCCGGACGGCTGATGTGCCTGGCCATGGTTTAATACCACTGGCCAAGTTCGCGTCGATGGGCTCGGCCCTTACGTTTCCCATGGAGGCAATGGTATTTACCACCCTCATCTTTCTTGGGATCGAAAAGGACCTAGGGCATAGCCTGACCACGAGGGACATTCAGTCCTATCGTGAAAAGGTGCGATGCTACGGGGATGATATCATTGTCCCTGTAGAGCATGTGCATTCCGTGATCGAGGCACTCGAGACTTTCGGTCTCGTAGTCAACCTCGGCAAGTCCTTCTGGACTGGGAAGTTCAGAGAGTCTTGCGGATGGGATTGGTTTGCGGGCGAGGACGTTCGTGTCACTCGCTTGCGCGCGCCGCTACCATCGTCACGGGAGGACGTTTTGGAGATCGTGTCCGCGGTCAGTACACGTAACCAGCTTTACAAAGCTGGTATGTGGAAAACTGCGGCGTACCTCGATTCTGTATTGGAAGGATTGATACCCTTCCCCTACGTCTACGAGACATCTCCGATGCTCGGCAGGCATAGCTTCCTAGGGATTGAACCCCCACAGAGGCAATGCCGAAATCTTCATCGTCCCCTAGTCCGGGGCATGAGGGTTTCCACGGTCATCCCGATTTCGAAATTGGATGGCCAAGATGCCCTGCTGAAGTGCCTTACTCTGCTGGAATCCCGTCAATCCTCTGCACTTGAAGAGGTAATGCGGCAGACAGCCCTCGGTGAAATTGCAACCGGGAGTGAAAGGCATCTTGAACGTTCTGGACGGCCGGCCGTCAACATCAAAGCCGGATGGGGCTCCGTGGCGTAAGCCACGGGCAGGAGGATGCGGTAACGCCCTCCACGTGAG